ACAACGACACAAGTGTATTGTGAGTGTTGCAAAAGTTTTGATGACACACACAATAATTCTTATATTGAAGAACTTAATTTAGAAATATGTCTTTTTTGTTTTGAAGAAGAACATCACAAAGATACTTACAAAAACATGAAGTTACACATTTGAGGAGGAATAATGGATTGGAAAAATAAATTAGTAGTAAGATTACACGCCATATCACGTATGGTAAGTAATGACGAAATAACACAAGCAGAAGTCATTCGACTTCTAAGACTAACAAGCCATGAAGTGCAAACTGATTTGCTTGATAATCATATCAATGGCACAAGTGTTGTCGTTGAGGAAAGGTAAATATGGAAACGAAACTAGCAACATACGTAACTCAAGATGTTATGTATGAGTTTACAATACAAGGGAAAGACCCAGGTATCATGTTCAACAATCCTGCAACAATGTCAGTTGAGAGTTCGGACATGCAGAAAGGTAAGAAGACATACGATGCTGATGAAGAGGCAGAGATGAGAACTTACCGAAACATAGACGGCAATCTATGTATCCCATCAACACAAGTGAGAGCTTCATTCCTTGAGGCTTCAAAGGTGTTCAAGGTAGGTAGAAGTAGTGCAAAGACAATACTCAACCACATTATCATTGAACCATTTGACTTGATTGAGTTGAAAGACGGGAAGGGTAAACCAATCACTGAGTACGAGCAAGACGCAAGAAGAGTTGTCGTGCAACGTTCAGGTATCATCAGGGTGCGACCTGTTGTAAAAGATTGGAACTTGTCATTCACAATCGTAGCTGACGCAGAAATCATGAATGCAACTTGGAAAGAACCAATGGACGCATTGATAAAGATTGTATCAGACGCAGGTAAGAAACAAGGTATCGGAGATTACAGACCACAGAAAGGTGGTAACTTTGGTAGATTCGATGTCGTTGACGCCAAAGAGATTGTATGACATCTCGTAAAGAAAAAATACAGGAACGTGTAGTTGAGAATCAAGAAAAGTATCTCGCAGAATCAGGCGGCGAAGAATGGTTCGACATAGAGAAACTTGTCTTAGATGATTCAATCTACCCACGTAGAAACATATTAGCTACGAAAGTAAATGCATATTCTGACGCTATGAAACTAGGTCAGATATTTCCTGCTATCGCTGTTGAGAAAAGAGACGGTGTAGTTACAGGCAGGATACTTGATGGGTGGCACAGATACCATGCGTTACTCAAGCAGGGAGCAAAGAAAGTATCTGTACAATATCACGAGTGCATGAACGATATTGTTGCAGTAAGAAAATCATACATACTCAACAACTCTCATGGGTTGTCTTATTCAGCTATTGAGGTACAGGACTATGTCAAGACTGCAAGTGACTTGGGCATGGACATTGACATCATTGCAGATGATATCAACAAGCCTGTGAAAAAAGTTGAGAACATGATTAAGAACTTTGGCACTGCCAAAGACGGTAGCACTGTGTCTCTTAAGAGAGGTCTCAGACACTTGAAAGATACAGGAGTGATAACCAAGAAACAAGAAGCACTCAACAAATCATGGATAGGTACCAGTGCAACTGTGTACTCATCTTTGTTATTCAAATACCTAGACGCAGGTGCTTATAAAACAGAGGATACAAAGTTCATAAAATCTATGGACAAGTTGACAACAAAATGGCTAGAGGTTCGTAAGAATTTTTAGTGGAACGCATCGGCTCGGATTGGTTAGGCGGGCTATACATGGGTTCGGAGCGGAAGGCAAAGGTAAGGCACATTAAAGTTTTTTTGAGCTAAGCACAGGAGGACCGTGGTGGTGCAGGGTAAGGAAAGGTAAGCCTTATTTAAGTTTTTTTATTGGTATGGACAGGCGAGCATTGGAGGTGTCAGGTGCCGTATGCAGGGGATTGGAAAGGATAGGTAAGCACAATAAAGTTTTTTTATTGCTATGGATTGCATTGGAGCGGAGAGGTGAAGTGAGGTGTTGTAAGCGAAGGTAAGCCACAAAAAAGTTTTACTTTAGGCGAGCGATGGTGAGGTCCCGTTTGGCTAGGAGCGTAAAGGAAAGGAAAGGTTACAAGAAAGGAGAATACATGAGTAAGTTATATTACTTAAAGTACACACAAGAGAATGAAGCATACGTTGAGGCAGAGAGTCCTGAGGAAGCAGTAGAAAAGATTACTGAATATACTTCCAATGGTGGTTCAAACATGCATAATATCAGACTCAACGAGTGTGGATGGTGGGTAGAAGACGAGATTGGGGAACTAGAAGTGTTAGAAGATAACCACCCCAACATTCAGTTTGATACACACAAAGTTGGTAATTGGACATATCAACAACAAGATGGTTCGTCAGCAGAGTTTATATACTATAACTAATTTTACCTAGCGAACCACTAGGCAAGTAGGGAGGTCAACACCTCGACCTCCTTACTTACATTTTTCCAAAACAACGTTCGTTGTATATTTTTTTTATTTTTTCTACTATCCCCTTTTTTTCGACTATACTACGCAGTATGGAAATCAAAGAGCTTATTGCACAAGCAGAAAAACAATATAAATTTCCTGATTTTCTTCCTGCAGTAGCAGAAGAATTTCTAATAGCAATACAACAGGGACTACAAGAAGGGAAGATATACAGCTCATCTAAATTGACTGAGATATTTCGCCATGAATTTAATGTACCTGTGAGTTCAGCAACAATTAACAAATGGCTAAAAGAACAAAAGAAGAACGACTAGCCGAACTTCTAGCAGAGGTTGAGAGCAAAAAAATAGATGAGTTAAAACGTACGAACGAAAGATTGCTTAGACAAATAGAAAGACTTAAAGACAGAAACGCTGATTTGAAAGAATCAGTATATCGAGCTATCACTGATGGAATAAATACATTATCACTCCCCAAGTTAAAACCACCGTCAAAGAAAAAATCACAAAAGGCAACAGAAGAAATCTGTGTACCTCTTTTATCAGACATTCAATTATCAAAGATTACCCCTGATTACAATACAAAGATTGCAGAAAAAAGAGTCGAGCAATATGCTCAAAAAATTGTAGAACTAGCAGACCTGCAGTCTTCATTTACATCAGTAAAAAAATGCGTAGTTCTTGCGCTCGGAGACATAGTTGAGGGAGAGCTTATATTCCCTGGACAGTCACATCTAATCGATGCATCCTTATACTCACAAGTTACCGTTGATGGTCCAAGAATCCTTTATAAATACTTCTCTACATTGCTTGAAAGGTTTGAAACTGTCGATGTATACTGGGTTATTGGGAATCACGGTGCCTTAGGGGGAAGGAGCAGGCGTGATTATGACCCTGAAACTAACGCAGACCGCATGTTAGGTCGTATTCTTGATACGATGTTTGCAGGTGAGAAGCGAATCAAGTTCATAGTACCTGACGGACAGAACGATAGGAACTGGTATACAGTTGCAAATCTAGGTAAGAAAGCTAAATTTCTTTGCTTTCATGGAGACCAAATCAGAGGACATGCAGGTATCCCTTGGTATGGGTATAACAAAAAAATACTCGGGTGGAAGTCTCTCGCAGCCAACAAACTCATGGAAGATTTTAACTACGCAGTTTGTGGTCACTACCATACACCAACGACAATGTATATCAACGATACACGTGTATGGGTCAATGGTTCTACAGAAAGTTATAATACGTACGCACTTGAACAACTAGCTAGCATGGGAAGACCATCACAGTTTTGTTTATTTGTAAAACCTGACAAAGGTGTTACAGCAGAATATCTAGTCAACTTAGAGGAATAATGGCAGAAGTAAAAGAAAACAATACAAAAGTTGTAGCCGTTGAATATGCAGGTGTTGGAACAGTTCCACACTTTGTAATAGAACTAAATGGTGAGTACAACTATATACCAATAAGAACTGGTATAACACGTATTGACAAACTTACAGATAATTAAAAAATATACTTTTATAAACGTAGTTGTTATATAATAAGACTATAACGAAGGAGCAATATGACAAAAGAAGCATTCAATAAATTAGTTAAACCCTTTCCTGCTGAATATGTAAAAGAAGCACCAAAAGGAAAGTTTGGAAAATATGTATCTCACAGCAGATACGTTGAAAGATTACGCGACAGCAACATAAAATATTCATGGTCTGTTGAACCAGTGTATGGCGACCACAAAGGTGTCAAAAGAATAGTTGGTGCAATAGGAACAATAACTCTTGAGGGTCATGGTTCTTACCAAGGTGTAGGAGACGTTGACACATTCAAGCTAGATAACAAGTCAATAAATGATGGTTCATTGTTCAAAGACGCAGAATCAGACGCATTCAAAAGAGCTTGTATGAGATTTGGTTTAGGCGTTGAACTATGGAGTGGAGACGTTACGGAAGAAGAATTTGAAACTTCTACACCAAGCGGTAAAACCACAGTTATTGAAAAACCGAGCGAAGTCGTGGTCGATGAAGTCTTAGTGGCTCCTTCAAAGTCGGCTACGACAAGCTCAGTGTCTAATGAAGATAGTTTGTTTTGTCCGAAACCATGCTTTGGTTATGTAAATATAATCTTGCCTGAAGAAAAATCTAACCCTGCTTCTGCAGATTTTCGATGTTCAAAAGGTAAAGATTGTGAAAATGCAGACCAAAAGGGTCAGTATAAATATGCTAAGTCTTGGTATAAAAACGATAAAAATTTACCATCAGGTTTCAAAGAAGCATATGATGAAAAAACTATGACTATCTTAAAAGATAAAGGTGTCGAAGTAAAACCACGTTCATTAGATGATATCAAACCTGGTGAAGCTCCGTTTTAGAATAGCAGAAGCCAAGACAGAAAGGCTAACATTCTTGGCTTTGCTATAAGTATTACTTGCTTATTTGTTTTTTTGCGTATGCTTTTACTACCGCTAAAGCTGCACCGCCACCTGCAATGGCTGCTAACTGCAATGAATCTGCGTCAACACCTGCAAGTGGAGCTACTACTAAAGCACCGATGAACGCTTCAATGAATGTCCAAACGGTTCTTTCTAGCATATCTTTGAGTTCTTCACTCATTTTATAACTCCATGCTTCATTCCAAGGAGTCCACCCCACATCTTTCTTAAATGTGCCGTCTTGGTTTCTTTGTCTTTTATTTTTTTCAAATAAATCTGACATTATATAATATTCCTTCCACTTAGTTTACCATTCAATATTTTGATTTCTCCATTAATTTCTTGTAGCTTCTCATAAACATCTGATTGTTCTGCAGGTTTGTTCAATAAGTTCTGAATAGTTGTATATTCTATTGTA